TACTTCTAGTATAGCATATAGATTTTAATTGTCAATAGCTGTTATTCCGTAAATCCGTACTTACTTGCCCATGCGTCAATCTCAGCTGCTCCCGGCGTTTCATCTCCCCGGACATAATCGCGTAGTGACTGGACGAAAGTATCGCGATCTTGAAGGACTGGCTGGCAATAGCATCCGCAGTTACTATGGGTAGAATCATTCATTGCCTGTATCTGTTCCGCAGTGTACTCTCCGCCGCTTGCCCTGTCCGCGCATTTGTCGCAATGGTTATGGAATGGCGATAGGTTCCACGTAAACATACCCGTTGCGCCCGGATTCATTCTCCCTGACTGGATGTCCGCGTCACGCCTTGCGCTGTACATTTCAGTCCTGACAACCCGTTGAGTGCGATAGTCCGCGCCTTTCGTTCCTAGACGTTTCCGGTATTCTGGAGTACCGATCTTGAGGTCATTCCAGCGGCCTAGTACCTTTTCAGCTCCACTAGCTAGATATTCTTCAAGTATCCGCGTGATCCTTACGGGGTCGGTTCCCGCGTCCAATTCTGCCTGAATGATAGCTAGAATCTTGTCGCTGAAACCGTCGATAGCGTCCCAAACAGACGATGATAATGAATATACGGCGCGGTTTTTCACAATTGCAGGTGATAACCATTCCATAGTTGAATTGACCGTGCGATAGTTTTTGTCTATCCTTTCCGCTTGCCGGTCGAACATTGCCGAAAGGTCAACTGTCTTTCCAGCGTCCTTAAAAGCATCCTCTACATATTCCCGGTCAACGTCGAACGCGCTCTTAATAACAGCCTTGCGTCCATCGTCGATATATCCGGTTATCTCTTTATAGAGATCAAGCCTGTCGGTAGCGTTTACAATCTTATCTCGATTACTTGCAGATAACGTTCCACCGGGTAATCTGGATACCACGCGGTTAATGCGCTTAGTCGCCTTGAGGTACATGACACGCACCTTTCGGAGCTTATCTTGTACCTGTTTAGCGGTTTCTTTATTTGTTTTTGCTTTTCTCGATTTGTACTCGCCGATTGTCATTTCTACACCTGATTCTTGTCAAACGGGCGATCTGTTTTTATGCCAGTCGTGAAGCATGACAAAACAAGTCCTTTCGGAGTTTCGAGTGATACCGATCTGATTTGCAGTTGTGCAAGAGTCTGCAACACTTCATCTGCCTTATCGTTCGGAACGCAGAAATTGCGAGTATTTTTCAACCCGCAAAAAGCGGCGTTATATGATTCGGTTAAAATTGTTTCGAGCATATCCATTATGCGTAATCCTTTGACTTCTTGAGCAATCCTTTTGCTTTTTGCGACGCGAATGCCCACCTTGCCGTATTTGATAATTCTGTTGTTGATGGGTTTATATTCAGACAATCGATATATTCCAACCCGGCACGCATTTCCTTGATAATCTCACGGGCTTCTTTCAGGTCTAAAAAAGCGGCTATGTTTGATTCCGTTACTTGACTACAGTCGTCACCTTCTCTTTGACAACCTGAGCAACCTTTTGAATTAGCGCATATAATTTCAGCATCTATCTGATCATTCGTTACCCTCACTTCTCCATCTCCTTGTATTCGTTGATAGCGGATTCGATAACATCAACAGCACGTCTACCATTTATCATTGGATGGCACGTCTCAGTATCGCAAGAGTACTTTTCCGCTATTTCGCGCGCGGGGGATTTGGGGCGACGTACGAGTTCAGGCTCGTCTATGTAATAATTGTTATTACTATAAACAACTGCCATTACGGTTCCCTTCTTCCATGGAGCGCCTGTTTGTTTCGCCTCTATTTCTTCTCCGATGCGATACAGCCCGATTTTGGAGTCAACTTCGGCAAGCAGGGCTGATGCCATCTCTCTCTTTTCTGGATCAGCTGATATCCGTTCGATATGTAATAGTTTATCCCTTGTCGGTACCATCTTTCTACCTTCCTTTCCTTTACTGGTTGTGCGCCGTGAGTGGGTTAGACTCGACAGCGCGGCGACCTTTATTCCGTTACAGCTTCGACTTCCTTATCCAAGCCCATTACCCGAATTTGCTCGAATAACGCCGATATTGCAAGTCCAGAATCGAATGATTTTGCTATTGCAATGTTTTCCTCGTTGCGTCCATACGCATAGGCTCTGTAAACGTCGCCTTCCTTTTCAACCGCAATAGTTATGCTTGCAAATAAAACCATACCTACCTTCCTTTGGTCTCTGACCATGCCTTTATTATATAAGGTATATTTTATTTGTCAAGCGTTATTCTGCATTTCCGCTATCATTTTGGCTATAAACGTCACTTACTGAAAATGCCTTATGTTTCGCCATTTCGGTCAGTCCATCGGTAAATACCTTTATGTCAGTTTCGGGGAGTTTCGGGTAGAAACGCTTCCAGAAATAGTAGATATCCTCTTTCGTCCCCGACGCGTTTTGAACGATTGCACCTATGCCAGCGGATACCGCGCTCAATATCTGCGCTTTGACCAGCGGTGAAACCATATCAAACTCGTCCCACGCGTTCGTAACGGGGCTGTAGCGAGCGTTATTGATAAAGGCGAGTATTTCTAGGCTATCGTTATGGAGCCGGTCGTATGGCGCGTTATCCTCTTTGCGCTGTGCATCGACGTACTGGACGGCGGCGTCTCTCTGGCTGTCAGTTGAAGCCGCGTTCCCCGTTGCCACCTCGCCCCAAAAGATTTCCGGGATACCGTCTCCCATGACAAGGCGTTTAATATACTGGTCAAGTGCGCGTTCATGCGGGCTGGTTGCATCGGAAGGAAGGGTTACGATACCGGTTTTCTCTTTCCCGAATATGTTTAGGAAAAACCTTGAAAGGAAGGTGTCATTTATTGCTCGGGTAATGTCGGTCGAATAGCCGTTATTCTTGAGCCATGAATCAGCGTCCGTTACCTCATGTACCAGCTTCGGCTGGAAGTCGGCGAGTATCTGGCTTCGATTCTGTTCAACATCATGGATGGTCTTGTACGTTCGCAGGGTACGGCAAAATATGCTATGCCCGCGCCATTCGTTTTCCCCGCAATCATGCCCGAAAGGTATCGGCATGTGGTGAAAGGGGTTGCTTGACGTTGAGTCCATGAGTGGCAGACCGCCCTTATCACCTAACCACTGGACGGTAATTTTGTTCGGAGTTATTACCCGCTTGCGTTGCGCATAGATGATCTTATTTTCACCTACGCAAACTTTGAACATCTCATTAGTTCGCAGACAGGTAATAGCATTTGTTGAAGGATCCTTTTGAATATCGGTTATCGACTGATCGGGTATGCTTTCCCATATCAGGGACATTGATTGAGCGTCGTACCGTACCCATCGCCACGCCGTCCCCATGATACGCTTTGTCCGCTCAATAACCGGGTATTCCTCTGACCGTTCCTCTACCAGTTTCTTGATTGCTTCTTTGGTTGCGTTATCGGTTGCGATAGGTGTAGGAATGGACATAAAGGATATCGGGACATTGACTGGCGCGTAGGAATAAGGGGACGCATGTTGTAGTCCTATCTCTGACCCGTAGTAAAGCCCGTTAAGGATATCCGCATTGGCTACCATCCCCTCGGTAACATCGGTATTGACCGGACGTTGCGGGTAGTGCTTGTCCAGCGCCTTTGTATTACGCCCTGTCAGCCTGTCCCAAAAACTACCGCTTACCCGTTCGCTCATATAATACCATCCTTATTGACAATTTTATGGTATTATACAACGGATTCGGGTATATGTCACCCTTTGCTGGGATGGCTTTAACACGTAACCCCGTTCATACATTTTAATCCGTTTCTTGCGTGGCATTCAAAGGACGTATCAGTGCATTGGTCGGATATCAGTAATTCCGCTTCCCTAACAGCTTGAGACCATCCCTGATAATTATTAGTTCCGCGTCCGCGCAATTTTTCTTCTGCTTTCATTTCGCCCTTTTTCCAATCTATCCATTCTTGTATCTGTTCTTTTGTTACTTGTTTGCCCATCCAGCTATATGCTTCCATCCCATACCTTCCTTTAGGTGTTTAACCTTAAATCAAGTATAGCACGTTGCATTTTTTCTGTCAACTATTATTTACTGATTTCGTGCTTGCTCTATGCGGGTTATGAAGTCATCGTCAAAATTGGTCTTGTCGGCTACCAGTAGGCTATACCCAGCCGAAAGGTTGTCAACCTGATCGTCATGCGCTTTCCCTGCACCGTCGAAACTGGCAATCTCTGAAATCCATGCATCATTCCAATCAGCTTCTTTGATATGGACGTGTCCGGGCGTCTCGAATATCTTTTCTAGCGGAGAGACTCTAGCCGCCTTGTCGCCCTTAATCGTTAGCTTTTTCCACTTGATATCTGGCATTTCAGCGGTTATATACTCATAAGCGTCTTTGCTGTCTATCGTGTTTTCAACGGCTTGCGTTATATAATACCCGTCTTTATTGGCTATTTCATGGATACATTTATCGCGTTTCTTGGCGCCGTCCCTTGTTCTGAACACATCCGCAACCCATAGGTGTAGTATCGGGTCACCGTCGCGCTTTTCAAACCCTAGCTTTGTTCCGCTTGTCCAGTCTGGATCGTTGCCGTTTCTCTGCTTTGCCGTATGTGCTAAGTCCCATACACGCGCCCATTTGATTTCTCGATCTGTGGGCACAACCGGCTCAATACTGATAAACTCTGTTGATAGTATACTTCCAGTCCTTAGTACCGGGTTACAGTCGAGCAATGCCGCCGCGCCGTACTTGCCTAGTAATGAGCGTTGCGTTCTATACCAGATTTCAGGGTATCGCTCAAGGAACAGGAACTTACCGGGATACTTACCTTCACCCTCATAATCCTCTGCCTTTGCTGGGAACGTCATTATGTCAAATTGCGGAAAGTATGGATCATCTGCCATTGCCTTGCGTATACGTCCGCTGGGGTCGTCGTGATGCCACTGTGTAGCCAATATGATAACGATGTGAACTGGAGCAAGGCGAGTAAATAAGTCGTTTGTTATCGCATCCCATACGCTATCCCGAATAACGGTTGATTCAGCCGCCGCCCGTCCTGATATAGGATCATCGCATAAGGCAAGGTGAGCGCCGGATCCCGTGATACCGGATGACAGACCGGATCCGAACAGCTTTCCATACGTTGGCTTGCCTGTTTTCTTGTCGATTATTTCCTAATACGCCT